ATAAAAGTTTTTTATTTATTTAGTTTTATTGCTATCTTTTAAATAATTTAATATTTTATTAAATAAAATGTTTAGAGATTTTATTTTTATTAGAAGATTTTATAAATCTCTAAACATTTTTAACATACATATTTGTATATTTTACATTCAAAATCATCAAAAAACAAAAAATAAGTTGAAAATATAATTAAAAAAATATATTTTTAATAAATATATATTTTTAAAAAAAATAAAATAATTATTATGGTTTTAATTGTGTTTTTAATTTAATAGGTTTTATAGGTTTTACTGGTGCTGGTGCAGGACTTGCTACCGATGCTTTACGTGGTCTTCCAACAGGATTTTTTGGAGTGTTTGGGTCTGGAATTAGTTTTGTTCGTGGTCTTCCAACTCTACTTTTAGGTGTTTCTTCTTCTGTTTCTTGTTCTTCATCTTCTGGGTCATTTTCGGGTTGTTTTTCAGTGGGTTTTCGTTTAGGTCTAAGTTTTGATTTTCTTATACTTTGAGGATTAACACTAATTGCTTGAGTTTGAGGATATTTTAAAGGTGCTCCTAATGGTATATTACGGCTTCTAATAACTTGTCTGTGGCGGGGGTCGCTTTGAGGGAGTTGAGTTTGTTCGTAAGGTGTTAGTATTTTAGGTTGTGCTGGTTGATAACTTTTAATTAGTCTTTTTCTACCAACTTGTTTTTTACCTTTTGTTTTATCTACATTATCAGGTGCAATAGCGCCTAATTTATCTGCAATATCCTTAACATATGCTTGATTTTTATTAGTATTATCTATTAATTGTTTAATTTTATCTGGTGTAATTTCATCTGCAATATCTACATCATCATAACCTTGTTGTTTTAAATCATCAATTAGTAATTGTGAAACATCATTAGACCATTCATAAGGAATATATTTTTCATAATCTGTTTCTATAATTGGTTCATCAACTTTATCTATATATTCTTTTTTATCATTTTCACTATATAAAATATGCCTTATAGGTTCATAATTACTATTAACCATATTATTATATAATTGTGCTATTTCATTTTTATCAATATAATCACTATCAAATGCGAGTTCTCTAATAATTCTAACTTTTTCAACAGGTTCTCCTTGTATTTGACTATCCAAATATGTTTTATATGTTTTTGCAACATTAGTCTTATAATAAATAGTCAATATATTCCAATAATTTATTAATTTACCTGTATTGTAATGTAAAACATTATTATAAAATGCACCTAATTCATTATCAATTTCATTAATAAATCTATTAATATGCATATTTAAAAGGTATTTCTCTTGGTCTGTCATTGTTGTTAAAGGTTTTGATACATCAGGTTGTGCTGACATACTCAATACTTTTTTTTTGCTTAATTCTAATGCTTGTCTATTATATATATTATCTTCATCTAAAACTTCCTTTGTTCGAAACTTGTTAATATCTGGAACAGCATCTTTATCAAAACCTGAACCAATCATTCTTGTATTTTGTCTTGAAAACATTTTAATATATTATATATATTATTAGATAATAAAAAAATAAAAATAATATTATATATTTATTATTAATTTAATATAATATAATATATTTAATTAATAATAAATAATTTACTTAAATAAGTAAAGTTGCAAGAGGTGCAAGTTTTAATAAACTATCAAAAAAACCACCACCTTTTAAATGGTTAGAAACCATTTTAGAGGCTTCACCAAGTGAAACACTATGTTTTTTCATCATTGCTTTTACTGCTTCTCCACGTTGTTTGCGTGTAATTTTACCATCAACAGGTTTTACTTCTTTTACAACTTTCTTAACTGCTTTCTTTACTCCTTTTTTTGCTCTTTTAATACCACCTTCCATATCTTTTTTATGTTTATTCAAACCCTTGACAATCTCATCGAAAGACATAGCACCACCAGACATAGCACCACCAGACATAGCACCAGCAGACATAGCACCAGCAGACATAGCACTACCATCCATAATTTGAACTTTCTTCTTATATTTCTTAGCACCAGCAGACATAGCACCCGCAGACATAGCACCAGCAGACATAGCACCAGCAGACATAGCACCCGCTGACATTGCTCCTGCTGACATTGCTCCCGCAGACATAGCACTACCTACTTTCTTAGGACGTCCGCGTGTTTTTTTAGGTTTTCCATAACCCATACTACGAGCAAGATTAATAGCATCTGGTGCAATTTCAACAGCAGTTGAAAGACCTTGTTTCACACCATCCCACATATCACTAAAAAACCCTGAACCTTCCATTTCGCTTAAATCTCCACTACCTAATTTCATATGTCTTTTAGGACGACCACGCATACTTTTCATAGTTGAAATATTAGCAAGTGGAACAACTTCTTGTAATAATTCCATTTCTTCTTTCTGTGATAAATTACCTAATTTATGTTGCATCTTGCCTTCTCCGTGTAATACATTATCCATTACATATTTCCTATCAATTCTTGCAACTTCATTTGCAATACTACGATTGTATTGATTGTTAAACATTTTATATTTATATATATATAATAGATAAAAAAATTTATATTATTTAATTAATATATTATTATTATTAAATATTTTATTTTATTTGATAATTATATAAAAATGTTAATAATATATAATATATAAAATATAATATATAATATATAAAACCTAATATGGAAGAACAGAGTTATTTAGCAATATCGAGTTTAGTAATTTCTATACTTATTGCATTAAAAGTTTTCATTACTGATATACACCTTAAAAAATGCCACGCGTGTTGTATCGATAGCGATTGTAGTAATGGCTCCATTAGTAGAAGTAGTAGCAATAATAATAGTAGAACAACATTAGACCCTTTAATAGTTGTAAATAAATAAAAGAATATTAGAAAAAATAATATAATAAAATGTTTAGAGATTTCTTTTTTATTAGAAGATTTTATAAATCTCTAAACATATTTTAACATACATATTTGTTAGTTTTACATTCAAAATCGAGAAAAATGAAGAAAATTGTTAAAAATAATATTAAAAATAATATTATTTTTTAAATATTTATAAATATTTTTTTATATGTTTTGAGATTTATTTTTTATTAGAAGAAATTTAAAATCTCTAAACATTTTTATCTATTTTAACTTTTTAATAATGTCTGGGTTTTCCATAACCAAGAGCACCAAGAGCACCAACTGCACCTTGTGCTACTTTACTATCACTACCTTTTAAATAATTTTTAGCAAGGGGCGCTACTGCGGAGACTACAGACTGAAGACTTGGAAGAGCGGATTTCATAGAAGACCAAAACCCAGCACCAATTAGACGGCGGTTTTCACTTGAAACAACGGGAATATCTTGCGATGTTTTTAAACATTGTTCTTTAGATATAAGCCCGACGTATTGGGAACTGCTACCTGCCGTGCTTTGAAATACCCCAGAATTCACGAAACACACAATTAATTCAGTAGCGGGGAGGTCAGCATCACCAAAAGCATTATCGCAGACGACCTGCACTGAAAAAGTCCAGTTTCCTAAAGATGAAGAAGTATAGTATTCTTCAATAATAGGTATAACTTCATTAAAGTCCAAAATACAGATACCACCACTTAAAGCAGTAGTAGCAACTCCAGCAGTTGCAACACCAAGAGTAGCCTTACCATTAAATTGAGGATATTTCATATTAAGACCATTCTTTTTAGAATAATGATATAAATCTTGAAGAGAACAAGAAGCAAGAACTCCGCTCTGTGTTCCCCAAGTAATATTAACATTTTTAATAGGATAGTAATATTCATTTTCAGTAATAAGTTGAGTATTAACCTGTTTTCGAACAGCAAGAATAACACGGTCAGGAATAGCGTTAGGGCTTACAATGCTACTATTGATTTGAAAGGATGTAGCACCTTGACCTACAACAGCAGGATTAACAGTTTTATAAACAGGAAGTTCCATATATGGCAGAGAGCAGGTTAAAGGAATAAGAGAACTTGGTTTGGGAGACAAGAAGGTCATAAGAATATCGCACTGTTGAACTGCACTAAGAACAACATTTAAACCAGTTCGGTTTCCTTGTTTCATACGTAGAGCACGATTAACATTAGAAGCCATATTAAAGTTAAAGTTAATGGAAGAAACACCAGAAAGCCCAGAATTATGGTTGTCTAAACCATCTCCATAGATGAATGGAGATACAAACACTGGCTCAGTAATTTCGCATACAATTTTAACGGTTTTAGCACCAGCACCTTGTGTATTTCCTGTAATACTAATTAATTCCCAAGCACCGCGAGGAAGAACATCAGCAAGGAATGCACTACCAATATCTTTAAAAGCAGATAAAGAACCATCAGTTGTAGTATTTTTATAGAAATCTAATTGGGTAGGTGTCAAATCACCATATTTAGCAAGGTCTTTTTCGCTCATCTGGCGCAACATAAGATTGAGAGTATCGGCATAATTGGCATTTACGGTTGTGTTATTGATAGAAACAGAAAGCGTATTGACGCACTGACTGAAGACAAAATTAGACAAGACAGTATCAGTTGGATAATTAACTAAAAATGTGTTATCAACAGTAGTTCCAGTAATAGTAAATTCGAGACGAGAACGGACTTGAACCCGACGGTCTATAACGGTAGATAGAG